TGCTTTCTCTAAGTCCGTCCGTAACTGCTCCGCTCCTTCAGGTCCTAGTTCAGCTTTAGCTTTATCTAATTCGTAGCGATCTATTACCAAGCGAAAGAACGGAGCATTTGGCGGTAAGAGGGCAAGTAAAAGTTTAGATGCTAAGTTAAGTACACCTCTAGCTCCTATTCCTTGGTACGGTGTGTAGTACTTAGTGGCAAAGTTGTGCCCGTCAGGTGGTAGTACATATGGCAGGGTTAACTCAGAAGAAGTACGACCTCTATCTAAGAACGACCACCGCTGGTTCTCCAACGAATGATATAACCCTTGTGCTGTCTCGTGCATTAGCTTTCGGGTTCAGTAATTACAAATTCAACAGGCTCTCCTAGAACTTCTTCTAAACCATCAACTGATTGAATAAAATAAAAACCATCTGCTTCTGAATATTCGTAGTTCACCCAGTAAATTGTATCACCACCAGCAACAGGCAAACCTTTATACTGTGCGGCAGCATCTCTCGCATTAATAGCATCAAATTCTTCAGTAAAAGTATAACCTGTCATAATTAATAAATTGAGTAGAAGCTGTTTATAGTAAAATCTATATCGTTTAAATCTAATGTTTTATCTGTTGGATAGAATATTAATTCTTGCATCGTGCCGTCCCAAGGAAGTGAAGTTAAATCAGCCCTGCGACCTACCTCCTTAACAGTAAAAGCATTACTGCCAAAAGAAGTATTACTTGCATAAGAACTACCGTCTTTATAGATAGTAACTGTACCTGCGTTCCTTATAACACTTACAGCTTGATGACCTAATGGAGAAGATGATCCTATTGCTTGGAAATACCCGTTAGCATTATATGCGTAAGATGTAGATGAGTTGGTATTGAAATTAGAAGTAGGACTAGTCGAACCTATAAGCACTGCGGTTACATCATTTGTTTGTGCAACTGCAAATATTGAGTGTTCTGTAGAAAGTGATAGAGTGGACGACAGCGTTAAATAATCATCTGAACCATCAAAACTTATTGCAGGTTTTCCTCCTTCTGTAATAACAGAACCACTATTTACTATCTTAGGTTGATTCGCTGCTGTTGCTTGTGCGGCATCTACATTATTACCGCTTTGATCGTACCATTTAGTAATAAAACCATCGTTAGCTCCTACGAAACTTGTAAGAGATGATGTGTCCAATACGTCTGAAGTAAATCCAATATCTTGCTCAGTGTTATCGCTTGATCTTCTAACTCTGATGCAGTTAGTTGCGCTACCACTCAGTTGTCTTAAACTGTACGCACAGTTGGATGTTGTTATCCCATCTATAAGATAGCGATAACTTGCAAAGTCATAATTGTAAGCTAGATAGTTAGTGCCATCCGATACTTCGATAGCTTTAGTATCTGTTCTGAATATGCAAAGACCTGTATTGCTAGATGCGGGTGCGGCTGAATCTCTAGCTGCTGCTGATGCGTAACTTGTTAATGTACTCATGTTTTAAATCTTAATTGTTGTTAAATGCTACCCAAGCAGTACCGTCCCACACATACAACTTATCTGTGTCTTTAGCGTGGACTAGGGTTAAGTTAGGTGCGTAGGTTTTTGCTATAAACTCAGCTTCCGTATCAAATACTTGGATGGTTGGGAATGTTAGAACAGAACTAAAAATGCCCGTAACCAATACAGAAGCTGTGTTCGATGTGCTTGTATCAACACCATCAGTAGCTATCACTCTATAGTAGTAAGTAGAACCCGGAGTCGGACTATCTGTAAACGTAGTTGATGCTGTATTTTGTAGTGTTGTAGGTGAGGTGAAGCCAATGTTGTCGTCCCGTTGAAACTCATAGCTGATAGCATCAGTAACAGTAGTACAAGATAAATTTACATCCTCCAAATTAGCGTCAAGAGTAGCCGTTATAGTGGAAGCATCTAATCCTTGATCTACGGCATCAAATCCATACAACTCACCAAACGCAGGGCGAATGAAGTCACCGGGTAACAATCGAATGTTACTAGGAGGACGTGCGTCCGATGTAAACTGTATTCCCATTAAAGAGAGTCAACTGTACCAGTAGAGAACACGCTGTGTGTACCGCTGGTGTAAGCTGTGATGTTAGCTCTGATCTTTTCGTAGTGACCGTGGTCATCTCTAATCATTACATCTCCGTCAGTTGTCACATCCTCCGAGTGGATCGTTCTCCATCCTCCTCCAATGTACCCTTGAATGGCTATGGTTGCTGTACCGCTGACCGTGGTGGAGATAACAAACGTATATCCCTTAGTACGCTCAGACCCGAATGCACTACCCGCCCCTGCTGATGTAGCATCTGAGAGTAATGTCTTTTTATCTAGTGTGCGAAGGCTCATATTATATTATTGCTTAATTTTATTATTGTGAAAGTTGTACGCCTGTACCGCCACTACCACCCATAGCTACTGATGGACGACGAGTCGTTAATTGTCTTGTACCTCTACGACGCTTAGTTTCTCTCCGCACTTGTGCTTGTGGTACAGCCTTAGTCTCAGGCTCAAAAGTTGAAGCAGGAGGCGGTGCTGGCGGTGGTGGTGGAGGTGGAATGTTTGGTGATGACATACACATGGTTACTGTTTCGTTATGATGTTATCTTGTAATTGTTCGTCGTATATTTGTTGTAAGTAATTAATTACACTACGTTGTCCTACTTTAAACCATACCATTCTATCGTCGTCTGTCAACAGCGGACATTTATCTGGGTACAGCTTGTCAAGCTTATCTATCAAATCTTTCGACAGTGCTGGTAATACTATTTCTTCATTCATCGTTCTCTATATCATCTAGTTCTATTGGTAAATTACCACGTTTTATTTGATCTTTTGTCCACAACCAAGCTGACGCATTCCACAAGATCGCACCCGCATGGTCCTCTGATTCATCTCCTTCAGCTAACGCTAACAGATGTCTGAACATACTGTCGTACAGTCTTGTTAACGGGAATCCTTTTCTCCAGTTGTTGTCTCCGTAAAGCTTTCCGCCAGCTTCAAATCTTTTGGCGAGACTGCGTAAGGCGATTGGAGGTATAAGCGAGGGTCGTCCTCGTCCAGTGTCCCCGTCACGTTTAGCCCCTGTGGTGAAATCTTTAGTATATCCTTGGTTTGGTAGTTTCTCGGTGTCCATAGTTTTTTTATTGTATTAGTTCTGAATGAATAGTTATCTGCTCGCAGCAGTCGTGCCATCCATGCGTTAGTTAAAGCGTCCTGTTCAGTGAGTCCTGCTTTCTCGTAGCTCTTCACGACAGTCTCCCACGTGTAGCCGTCGCTCTGTAACAAACGTTCAGCACGAGTCACTCCTATACCGGGTACTCCACTGTATCCATCTGTATGGTCTCCTGCTATCGTTTGTACGAGATGATAGTTATCGGCTTCTTCTTCTGTTGGGTGATGATACTCTCCTTTGTTGTAATCGTAGAAGATACCCGGCACACTTTTGAAGTCCTTGTCAATACTGATGATGATCGTTTCTTCATCCATCTCTTTGTCCGTTGCCAAAATTGATATGATGTCATCAGCTTCTAGGTTTGCCCACATCTGTCCGTCAAGCTCTTCAATTATCCATTGTTTAACTTGTCTCAAGATAATTGGCAAGCGTGACTTTGATCTGTTTGCTTTGTATTCAGGATTAAGAACACGACGAAAGTTAGCACGATCAGTCAGGCACATCGTCACACTGTCTGTCTTCATCATGTCCTTGAACTCTTCGACACGATTAATAACACGAGCTTTAGCAAGTGCCATGTCAGCGTGTACAGTCCACATCTCATCCTTCCACTCAATTGATTCCTCGGCTATTACTGATGCTTCAAACGCCAACACGTCAGCGTCGATCAGTAATGTTGTTTTCTTATCACTCATAAAATATGCTCCAGTTCTCTTGGTATTTCTTGTATTTGTTTTTACTCGTTGGTTCAGGGTTTAACTTGGCAGTCTTTCCTGTCAGATCGAATCGTGGTATCAACCACCACATATTCTCAGGCGAGATATAACAAGCAACGACATCAACGTCTTTTGACACTGCGTCTTTGTTGGTACATCCTGTTGATGTTGT